AGCAGGTGGTGGTGGTGGAGGAGGCATAAACCTTCCAGCAGGAGGTGCCGCAGGACCAGGTGGCGGTGGAGCAGGTGGAGGTGGTTCTCCAACTGGACAGGCAGGTACAGCTAACACTGGTGGCGGCGGTGGCGGTGGCCCAGGAGATCCGGCAGCAAATACAAGTGGAGCAGGTGGCTCAGGTAAAGTAATAATAAGGTATAAATTTCAATAGGATAAAATATGGCTCATTTTGCAAAATTATCAGAAGACAATGATGTTCTAAGTGTTGAGGTCGTTGCAGATGCAAAAACAACAAACGAATCTAATGTAGAAGACGAAGCAACGGGAGTTGCTTTTTTAACAAGTATTCATGGTTGGTCACTTTGGAAAAAATGTTCTTATAATACTAGAAACGGTAAGCATTATAACGAAGATGGCACTGAATCTTCTGATCAATCAAAAGCATTAAGAAAAAATTATCCCTCTGTAGGTTGGAAGTATGATCCTACTAACGATGCTTTTTATAATCCTAACAGCAAACCACATAACTCTTGGGTTTTGGATAGTGATACTTATGATTGGATAGCCCCAGTGACTTATCCTACAATAACAACTTATAAGGATGGTTCTGAAACTTATGTTATTAGATGGGATGAAACAAATTTAAAGTGGACAGCGACCGATACAGAAGATCCAGTAGGTAGTTTTGATTGGGACGCAACAAATAAAAATTGGGTATCTGTATAAACTAAATGTTTGAAAAAGTCTCTTTAACAGAGCAAACTATCTTATCTACAGAAGTTTCAAAATATGTTCCAGTCAATTATGACAAAATAAATATTCTTATTTTAGAAAGTCATTACTATCAAAATGTGCAAAACAAATCAGTATTCAGTTATTTAAATAATTACCTAAATTTAGATCATGATAAAAATATAACTTGGATTGCTGATTTTATCAGAGACCACTACAATTTAAAAAGTAAAAAAACTCCTGTACTATTACATCAAGCAGGTATTGTGATACCTCAAGGACATCAAATAAATTACCATCATCACATTGACGAATATGATTTAGAAAATAATTCTAGTGATATATCGGCTATTGTTACATGTAAAACAGGTGAAAAACCAAGTTTTATAGAATTTGAGTATGAGCAAGGTAGAAAAAGACACATGAAATATAGACGTAAACTAAAGGAAAAAGAGGTCGTTATTTTTAATTCTGAGTTAAGACACTCCTATACTGTAAACACTAATAAGGAACCTAATATTATTTTATCTTTTAAATTTCAATTAGTCTGATATGTTTTAGATGAATTATAGAAATGAACTTAGATAATTATTTTTATGTCTTTTCAGAAGGCTTACCTTCTAGACTCTGTGATGATTTAGTTAATTATGGAGAACAAAAAACACAGCAAGTTGCTATTACTGGCGATCAGGTTAAGGAACCCGAGACAGAGCAGGACTTTAAAAAATTATATAAAACAAGAAACTCTTCTGTTTGTTGGTTAGATGAGCCATGGATTTACAATGCTATACTTCCTTTTGTTAGAGAAGCAAATATACAATCGAATTGGAATTTTCAATGGAGTAGATCTGAGCCTTGTCAATGGACAAAATATGGAAAAACGCAACACTATACTTGGCATATTGATCAATTTAAAAGTCCCATGAATAAACCTGGTAATCCTTTTCACGGTTTAGTTAGAAAACTATCTGTTACCGTATCACTAGCGGATGGAGATACTTACGAAGGTGGAGATTTAGAATTTGATTTACGCAATCACAGTGATGCTACTCCTAACATAATTACATCACAAGATGCTAGAAAAAAAGGTTCCTTAATTATTTTTCCTTCTTTTCTTTGGCATCGTGTAACCCCCGTAACAAAAGGCACTCGTTACTCATTAGTGATTTGGAATTGTGGTAACCCCTTCGTATGATTGTAGAGGAATATTTTAAAACACCCATTTGGGTTGAGTCAAAAACTGAGTGGGTAAATGATTTATTAAAAATAACTGATCCTTTAATAGATGTAGCTAAAGAAAGCAACAAAGAAAGAATTAAAAAAAATAAATCTGATTTTGGAATAGTTCATCATAGTAATAATTTTATGAATCGCCCTGAAATTAGAATTTACACTGATTACATAGGTAGAAGATCTTATGAGTTTTTAGATTGGATGGGATATGATTTATCAAATCACAATTTAATTTACACAGAGTTTTGGGTACAAGAATTTCCTAAGGATGGTGGAGGACATCATAATACTCACATACATTCTAATAATCATGTAACAGGTTTTTTTTATTTAAAATGTGGTGAGACATCCTCCATGCCAGTTTTTAATGATCCTAGAGTGGGGCACGTTGTGTCTAAATTACCAGAAAAAAATAAAAATAATATTACATACGCTAGTGAAGCAGTGCACTGGAAAGTTAATCCAGGCACTTTAATTTTTTCACCCGCCTATATGGCTCATCAATACGTAGTGCAAAAGGGAGATCCCTTTAGATTTATTCATTTTAATATTCAAGCAATACCTAATTTAGACAAGGAGAATAATAATGCCTAAAAGTAAACAAAATATGTTTCAAAAAAATAATTATGATGTTGTAAAAAGTGTCATATCAAGTGAACTTTGTTCGTTTGTTTATCAATACTTTCAAAATAAAAGAGCTGTTGCGCAAGTATTGCAAGAATCAAAATTTCTGTCTCCTTTTGATGAAACATGGGGAACTTGGAGAGACACACAAATACCCAACACATATTCTCACTATGCTGATCTTGTCATGGAAACTTTAATGACCAGAACCTTACCTTTAATGAAAAAAGCAACAGGTCTTGAACTAATACCTTGTTATACTTATGCTAGAATTTACAAATATGGAGACGAATTACATAGACATAAAGATAGACCCTCGTGTGAAATATCAGGAACAATGAATTTAGGTGGTGATGCTTGGCCTATTAAATTAGAGCCCTCGGGAGAAACGGGTTTAGAGGGAGTAACAGTCAATTTAAATCCAGGTGACATGTTAATATATAGAGGCACTCATGTAGAACACTGGAGAGATCCATTTCAAGGATATGATTGTGGACAGGTTTTTATTCATTACAATGACTCGAACGGTCCTTTTGGAACTACAAATTTAAATGATAAAAGACCTATGTTAGGATTACCAGGGTGGTTCAAGAATGATTAAACCGGAAGAATTAAAAGATAAAAATTTAAAAATATTCGTAGGAATGCCTATGTATGGAGGAATGCTTTCAGAACCAACCTTACATGGATTATTACAGCTACAAAACTATACGCACAATACTGGTATTAAAATGAGAATACAAACCATGGGAAATGAAAGTTTAATAACTAGAGCACGTAACACACTTGTATCTATGATGTTAGATCAAACTGATTTTGCAGCTACACACTTATTGTTTATTGATGCAGATATAGGGTTTGATTATACGAATATTGAAAGATTAATTTGCGCAGACAAAGATATCGTCTGTGGCATTTATCCAAGAAAACATATTTATCTGGAAAAGATAAAAAAAATTTTAGAAGAAAATCCTAATGCTGATAATGCAGAAATAGAGGCAAAAGCATTAGGGTATAATGTTAACTTTGATAGACCGGGTGAACTGTCTGGTGAGAATGGATTTTTTAGAGTTAATGAAGCTGCAACAGGGATGATGCTAGTTAAAAGAGAAGTGTTTAGAACTATGATGAAAAAGTTTCCTGAAAGAAAATATGAAACTGATCAAATAGTAAATGGTCTTCATTATAGGTCCGATAATTGTTATGATTTATTTGCAGTTGGTCCTTACAAAACTTTAAACATGGTAAGGTATCTATCAGAGGATTATTATTTCTCAAGACTATGGCAAGAGTGCGGTGGAGAAATATGGGCTGATTTAGCTATGCCTTTGTCTCATTTTGGAAATAGAATGTATAGAGGCCATGTAGCGTCTTTAGTTGCTAAAAAAGACTAATTTATATATATTGGTGCAATGCCATTAGTAAATTTTAGACCAGCACCAGGCATCAACAAAGAAGTAACCGACTACACAGGCGAGGGTAAGTGGACAGACGGTGATAACGTACGCTTTTTTCAAGGATTGCCACAAAAAATTAAAGGATGGGAGAAGTTTATCTCTACAACTTTGGTGGGAGTGGCTCGTGATATGCATGCATGGGTAGCTTTAGATGGCACTCGATATAACGCTGTTGGCACAGATAGAAAATTATATGTAATTCAAGAAGGGCTAGCTTTCGATATTACTCCAATAAGAGAGACACAAGCTCTGACGAATCCTTTTACAACAAATGCAACAACTTCTGTAGTTGTGACTGACACAGCTCATGGAGCAGCGAAAGGAGATTTTGTAACTTTTGATTCATTCTCTGCGATTGATGGCTTAGACATGAATAAAGAGTTTGAAATAACCTCAATAGCAAATACAAATGCTTACGTTGTGACTACTACATCTGCAGCCTCAGGGTCTACCTCAGGTGGCGGTGGGTCTGGTAATGCTAAATACCAAATACAAATAGGACCAGAGGTTTCTACCTCAGCTTTTGGTTGGGGCACGGACGCATGGAACGTGTCTACGTGGGGCACACCTAGATCAACTTCTAATGTAACATTAGAGGCTAGACAATGGTCATTAGATAATTTTGGTGAGGATTTAATTGCAACAGTTTTAAATGGAGGTGCTTTTAGATGGGACACTTCCTCAGGACCCACTACGAGAGCGACTGCAATATCAAGTGCTCCAACAAAATCAAGATTAAGTTTAGTTTCAACACCTGATAGACATTTAGTTTTCTTTGGCACACAGCCAACGATAGGATCAACTAATCCTCAAGACGATTTACTTATAAGATTTTCTGATCAAGAAAATATTACTACATATCAACCAACAGCGGAGAATACTGCTGGTTCTTTAAGAGTTGCTGACGGATCACGGATCGTGGCAGCAGAGAGGTCAAGAGGTCAAATTTTAGTATGGACAGATAGCTCTTTACATGCATTACAGTTTATCGGTCCGCCTTTTACATTTGGTTTAAGACAACTAGGTCAGAATTGTGGAATTGTAGGTATACATGCCGGTTTAGATTTAAATGGTGTAGCTTATTGGATGTCTCAAGATTCTTTTTTCTTATTTGATGGTACAGTAAAAAAGCTCCCTTGTACGGTGGAGCAGTTTGTTTTTAACAATCTAAATGTAACTGGTGCAGAAAATGCTTTTGTAGGTCACAATGGTGAGTTTAATGAAATCATGTGGTTCTATCCTAGGACGGGGTCGGATACTATAAACGCTGTTGTTGCTTACAACTATTTAGAGGGGACTTGGTGGACAGGGACTCTTGATAGAACAACTTGGATTGATAGAGAAGTGTATGAGAATCCTATAGCCACAGACTACTTACCAACGACCACGGCCAACAATGAAACTATTTCAGGTTTAACAGATGGTGCTAGTCAACTGTTTTTACACGAAACGGGAAACAACGCAGATGGTGAAGCCATGACTGCTTTTGTTAAATCAGGATCTGTAGAAATAGGTGAAGGCAACGATATGTTATTTGTTCAAAAACTTATACCTGATGTGCAAAATCAAGCAGGCACTTTAAATTTTAAGTTAGAGTTTAAAAACTATCCAAATACTAGCACGAGCACAATAAAAACAGCAACATTTACAGATGCAACAGAGTTCGTAAGTTTGCGTGGTAGAGGAAGAGAATTCACTGTAAATGTTGTATCAAACACAACAGGAACTGCATGGAGACTCGGAACTCAACGCTTTGATATACAGCCTGATGGTAGAAGATAATAGCCCTTTTAATTTACTTCAAAATTGGAAACAAAAAAAATATAAAAAAACTAACTATGAAAATATTCATGCTTATTACAATGATGTTAAATATATCAGAATAAAGCCTAAATCTAATATAACTTTAAGTCCTGGTTTTCTATCTATTGTTCTAAAACATCCAAAAGAGTGGGTTATGCAAAATTTTAAATTAGAAAACGATGTAACACTTTGTAATGAAACACATAATGTGGTATATTTTACTTTAAAAGAATGCTTACTAAGTAAAGAAGATAAAGAATATAAGTTGCACATAAAAAATGGTGTTCCAAAAAATGAGGAAAAGTGGGAAATAGATATTTAAGTATTGATTTAGATTGGATTAAATCAGCAGAGCAATTAGAATTTGTAAATAAGTTAGTTTTTAACGGAGTAAATAAAAAGTTTAAATTTGGTAATCAACATAATTCCATATACCAATACTATAAATCAAAGGAAGATATTGTTTTATTCAACATAGATGATCATCACGACATGCAAGTCAATAGCATGAATACCGTTAGTGAGTGCACCTGGGTGCATCATTTAATAGTAAATAATATTGTAAAAGAATATCACTGGATAAAAAACATATCTTCTATTCCTTTTAAGGGTGAGAATGTAAATAATATTTTACTTAAACATTATATGTTTCAAACATACGATAATTACAATTTTGTTTTGGATATGGACTTTGAAGAAATATTTATTTGTTTATCGCCTGAGTATTTAGATCCACAATTTAATTTATATCCGATATACAAAACATATATAAATTATTGTGAGATAAACAATATAGATCATCAAGTGATGATATTGTTGAGAGATCATTGGGAAACTCAGATTAGTTCATAATGTTACACTCTTATCCAAATGACACTTACTATAAAAGCACACTTAATGAAAATGTCGTAAAAAAATCTTACGATTTTTTAGAAACAATAATTAAAGATTTTAATCATAAAACTTGGGACTGCGATATTAAAACAAGCTACAATTTAACAAACAACATACTTAATTATCCTGAATTACATTCTTTAAAGATGAATGTTTTAGGCCACATAGATAATTTTATGAGATTAAGAAATAGATTTTTTAACGGTTATATTGATGCCTCTTGGGTTAATGTTTACGAAAAAGATTTTTATCAGGAATCTCACATGCATACTTCTCCTGTAAGTAGATTTATATCTGGCGTGCTTTATTTGACTGAAATAAATTCTCCTATTTTTTTTGAACCACATTTCTTGCCATCTAATAAATTTAAAGTAATTCCTAATTTTAGTGACATACTTCTTTTCAACGATGATTTACCGCATAGTGTTGCAAAGAATGAAAACGAAGGCCTTAGAGTAAGTCTTGCTTTTAATTTTAAACTTTGTGAGAGAGGGTAATTAGATGTTGAACTTAATTGAAGATGATGATTTTTTAAAAGATGAACATAAATATTTTATAGATAATATTATTTTATCATCACAACATTTTCCATATTATTTAAATACGAGCGCAGTGGGCGATGACGGAAATAAATTTTTAAGTCACACCATTCTAAGAAGACCTGAGGAGAGAGCTAATGATGAACAAATATTTAGATCTCCTTATGCAGATCACGCTATAGAAATTTTTAAAACATTTATAATTAAGCACAAAATTGATACAGAAGAGTTATTAAGGTGCGCTGTCAATTTATGTTTTAAAACTAAATCAAAAGACTGCACCATTCATACAGATCACGAGTATGATCACAAACAACTAATAATTTATTTAAATGACCCAATTGATAAAACAGCAAAAACTATACTTTTAGATCCAAGTAAAAAAAAGATTTTACATAAATTAACCCCTAAACAATATAAAGGTGTGTGTTTTGATTCTTGTCCTCATTATTTTAATTTTCCAAAAAAAGACATCAGAGTCGTATTAGTGTACACCTTCAGATGACAAAACTGTATGGACTTGTTTACGGAAATGAAATATATTTAAAGTGATGGCAAAATTAACATTACAAAGATTTCCTGATCCTAGACCTGAGTATGATGCTCAACAGTCTGCTGAATTGATAAGACAACTAGAAGAATTAGTTCAACAATTAAATACTCAATACACGCAGGACACACAAGAAGAGTCCACTAGAAGGAGTTGGTTTTTTTCTAATGGCTGATGTATTCAAAAGATTTATTGCTAATTTAACGACCACAGATTTAACAACTGTATTTGAGGTGCCCACTGCAAATGTTGCAGCTACACCTCCAACACCAGTCTCAACATTTATTGTAAAAACAATAAACACACACAACTATGATGGATCAAGTGCAGTGACTGTTAATATTGATCATAATAATGGCTCTGCTGATTTACAAATATTTCAGGTAGATGTATCTGCAAGTGATACAAACACAATAAGCACTAGCATGGTCTATCAAGAGGGAGATAAAATGAAAGTTCAGGCAAATGCTGCCTCAAGAGCAATGATTGAAGTATCTGTATTAGAGGTTAAACAACAACAGTAATGTATCTCATAACAACTGTTCCAGAAGACATAACAAATAAATTAGACGAAGTAATAAATAAAAAGCACACTGAAAAAGCCAATCATGATTTAGCGGGCAACATACAAAAAGAATTTATGATACCTGATGGAAAACCCATCATTTGGCCTTTGATTGATAAGTGCATTCAAGCACACTTTGAAAAGTATCCACACTATTTTTCTAGGATAAGTGGTATGCACAAAACAGAAAAATTTCATTTAACTCTTCAAAATTTATGGGTGAATTATCAAAGCAAACACGAATTCAACCCTGTACATGTTCACGATGGATTATTTAGTTTTGTTATATGGCACAAGGTTCCTTATACAATGAAAGACGAAAAGGCTCGTTTTCCTAATATGAAAGAGTCAGAGATAAGAGCAGGTCACTTTTGCTTTTTAGTCACAAATGAAGTGGGTCAAATAATTACGCACGAAATACCAGTTGATAAAGAATGGCAAGGAAAAATGGCTTTGTTCCCTGCAAATCTTAATCACCAAGTTTATCCTTTCTATACTTCTGATGAGTATAGAATATCTATTTCAGGTAATATAGGATTTCAATAATCGGTTGATTTATTAAGTTTTCGTCTATAAAACTATATTATGGCGAAAATTATAGATGAGCCAAAAATCTTGCGATATGACATGATTGATGGCGAAAAAGTTCCTGTTTATAGTGCTAAGGTAGAAACCACCATTACTAATACTAAAACAGGTCAAGAGTATGATTCACACGAGCAGTGTCAGGCAGACATTGACAATCCTGATACAGAAACAACAGAGGCAGATATTAGAAGAGATGTTCATGTAACAGCTCCAAATGTATTTGCAGGGGCACACACCCTACCGGAGTAAAAATGTTTAAAAAGATTCTACCCGCAATTACAGGAGCAATAGGTTTCGCATTTGGTGGTCCTATGGGTGCTTCTATTGGAGCAGGTTTAGGATCAGCAATCAGAGGAGACAATCCTGCTAACATCGCAACATCAGCTTTGATGGGTTATGGACTAGGTGCATTCGGAGGTGCGATGGGATTAACAGGAGGTCAAGGATTGGGAGCATTAGGCACAAGTGCAAAATCTACTTTCTTTCCAACTGCTGCACAAAAGGCAGCCACTGCTAAAACAGCAGGAATGAGTGTTCAGCCCGGAAATATAGCTGCGTTAAAAGCAAAACAAGCAGCCGGTCAAACTGCTGCACAAAAGGCATTAGCATTTGCAAAACAAAATAAATTATTAACTGGTGCTTTAGGACTTGGTGCTTTAGGTGCTATAGGTGCATTTGATGAAGAGGAAGGGCCAAGTGTCTCTCCTCCACCAGAAGCAGGTAGTCGAGGTATGTTAGATATCAACGCTCCTAGGGCGGTTTTTTATGACACAGCAACAGGGCAATACGGAGCATCCTCCCCAACATTACGACCAATAGCAAGAGTTGCTGACGGAGGTTTTCCTCGTAAGACCGGTCAGATTTCTGGTCCCGGCACAGAAAAGTCTGATGATATTCCCGCTATGTTAAGTGATGGAGAATTTGTTATGACCGCTGCAGCGGTTAGAGGACTTGGAGCATTGAATGGTGCGGACAAAGATGATAAGTTAGAACAGCGTCGTAAAGGCGCAAAGATGATGTATGACATGATGAATAAATTTGAAAGCAAGGTGGCATAATGGTTCAAGAAGTAGTTCAGTTTCAAAGACAAGCTCCTTTTATTGAAGATAGAGTAGAAAAATTATTAGCATCTGTCTTTGGTATTCCACAGGTGGGAGAGCCAGGAGACCCTGATTTTCAAGAAGCACAACCCGGGCTATCTAGTAAAGCCACCACTATTCCCGCTTTCGAAGTTGCAGGACTATCCCCACAACAACAAGCCGCTATTCAAAGAGCGCAAGCTGGTCTTGGCGCATATCAACCTTTCTTAGATGCTGCTGGCACAACTATCGGCGCTGGTCTTGGAACTTTGACTGCAGCGCAACAAACTTTAGATCCAAATCAGATTTCAACTTTCATGGATCCTTTTCAACAACAAGTCACACAACAAGCATTAGCCGAACTTGATAGACAGTCAGCCATTCAAGGACAACGAACCGCTGCAGAAGCAGTAGCTGCTGGAGCTTTTGGTGGTTCACGATTTGGTGTTCGTGAGGCAGAAGAAGCTAGAAATTTAGCTCAGGTAAAATCACAAAGAATTTTTGAAGACTTATCACGAAACTTTTTACAAGCGCAACAGGCACAAGCTAGAACCGCTCAACAGTTAGGGGCGATAGGCTCTCAAACTTTGAGAGGTGCGCAAGCACAAGCAGGTTTAGGACAGCTTGGATCTCAGTTGGCATCTAGAGATATAGAC